GCCCCTTAGGGCCCTCCCGGCACTTACGTGTCTGTCCGCTTTCGCGGACACTCTGCAATAAGCCCCATTTATACAGTGTATAAAATGGGCTTGCTCTACTAGCTGAAGGGAGCTTTCCATGGCTGGTGTCGTAACTTCCAACCGTATCACCGATCAAGATTTCTACTTTACTAGGAGAAATCTTGCATCGGGTGGTTTGCTCGCTGAAGGCGTCTTTGACGTCTCACGCGTTCATACCAATGGTTGGAAGCCCGCATACCAGCAGACCACCTCGTACCGATCAGGTAAATCCTTTTCTAAGGCTTTATCTGATCCTCGACAATTCGTTGTCGACGAGGACCTGCTCGACCTACAAAGGGCTCAGGGTATTGCTGATCCTCTCTATGAGAGGTTCACCTTACCCCCTAGCTCTAAGTATGATCGAGGACATCCATTCTCTACGATTAAAATTGAGAGGGATCTTTCCACTATTGGAAAGCTCCAGAGCCTTGACGGTAAAACGTCATATTATGGCCCTATTGGATTGTTCTACCCGGGGTGTGGATTGAACACTTCATTTGACGGTAGCGTTTCTAACGCTTCGCCAACTATCGTGCCGTCCTCTTCTTTCCCGTCTATTGACGAGTCAAAAGGGACGTACGCGATTAAGAAGACAATCCCTACCCTTCCGGTAGCAGGAGCAGCGATGTTCCTTGGGGAGCTCCATGAGGGGCTTCCACGTCTAATCGGACATTCCGCACTATTTCGCGAAAGGGCAAACGCTTTCCGAGGTTTGGGAAGCGAATACCTGAACGTGCAATTTGGGTGGAAACCGTTCGTGAAGGACATCAAGGATTTTGCAAAGGCTTTTCGGAATGCCGGCAGGATACTGCAACAGTATCGCCGTGACTCCGGAAAGACGGTGCATCGTCACTGGAAGTTCATGCCCATTGAAGAAACGAAGGTCTATCCCGAATACCAATTCGGGTATGGGAGTAATCCCGCGAACTTCGTGATCAAGTTGCCCTGTGATAACTCCTATCATGGGAGTTTCACATCAACTGAGATCAATTCTTTAATGATGTATGGACGGTCTGCGTCAGCTCATGCCTCGTCCGTCTGTAAACAGACGTATAAGTTCAGTGGAGCGTACTCGTATCTACTTTCCGAAGATGATTCATTCTTCGGTCGGATGGAACGATACGTCCAACTAGCCAACAGGTTAGTTGGTGTTCGGATTACTCCGGACGTCCTCTGGGAGCTGACTCCATGGAGCTGGTTGCTTGACTGGGAAGTCAATATTGGTATTAACATCACCAATATGACAGCTCTCGGCCATGACAACCTTGTGCTGAGGTGGGGTTATTTAATGCGTACAACGCATTTTAACCATTACACCTCCACGTCAAAATTCACCTCTCATGGTGGTTTTGACCAGTCTATCCACTCAACCTGGCGTATAACCAAGAAAGAGCGGGTAAGAAGCTCACCCTTCGGCTTTGCCCAGAATCCTGACTCGTTTACCAACAGTCAGTGGGCAATTCTCGGTGCACTTGGCATGACTAAGTCGCCGAGATCGCTTCATTAAGAAGCGAAAACGGACGTCACTAATCCTAGTGATGTTCTAAGTTTCTGCTTGGTAAGCAGAGATCACCTCTTGGAGTAGTGCCATGTCCTTCACCGATCCTCAGACAATCACCATCAATGCGATTGCCAACACGCTTCCGCGTATTGGCAGTGGTATCAATTCGGGTTCTTTCCAGAACTCGGATGGCACCGTTGGTATGATCGTGTCGCATTCCTATGGAAGGCGTCAGCGACGTACCGTCCGCATTAATCACCAGAAGTATGCTGCTGACCCTTTGGTCAGCGCCCAGAACGTTCTTCGGAGCTGTTCTGCGTACTTGGTGTTCGATGGTCCCTTACAGGGCTATTCGGTCACTGAGCAAAAGCAGATTGTCGATGGCCTCACGGCCTGGCTAACTGCTTCTTCTGGTGCGAACGTCACCAAGTTTCTTGGTGGCGAGAGTTGACGTTTGGCCAGGCCCTTATCAGGTCTGGTTGGAACACCCTGTTATTATTTTGGGTGCTCTACTTATCGTAATGATAGGAATCCCTACGTCAATTCTTGTCGCCCTTCTCGTTCTTAGTGAACGAAGGGGTTCTGCTGATCATTGTGAATTTTGTCTTTGCGACAAATACACCATGATAAAGTAGAGAGTTCGGTAGGATTTGGCTAAGGACTACCACCTCTGTTAGGAGGGATAGTGAAAAGCCTAATGCTACTTGCAAGAGAGCTTCTGGCTGATGCCGGAAGCTGGTGTCACGTAAGTACCAGCCGTGATTATCAAACTATCACGGCTCGTTTCAAACACGAGGGTTTATCGTTTTTAACGATATCCCTGCCTAAGTTCTGTGATGATTTCCAGATTGCTCTGGATCACAGCTTAGTCAGTCCCGACCTGTTTTCGGGTTTCCGAAAGACAGGAGCACTCCCGAGTTTTCTCGGTGGGTTGCTGGACCTAGTGTTTGACCGCGACAGTGGGCGGTTGCTTGATGTACCTTCCATTGACGCTATCATTGCGATTAGACAGGTTTGCCTTGCTTTCGGCAAAGTGAATCTACCTTGTAGTGATACAAGGATCGCAAATGCTATCGCCAAGTACATCGAGTGTGAGCAGGAAGTTAGGAGATATGATGGCTGTTTTCCCTCTAAGAGGGAGTCATTCATGCGTATGTCCGTTAAGCTCTGGGGTCAGTTCCTGTCCAACTGTAACAAGGTTGTATGGGAATCTGACATATTTCCAAAGCACGGACCTGGTGCAACCGCTGATAAGCTTGTCGGTAACGACAAGTGGAATCAGCGAGTTTGGACCACGCGTCTTGAAAGGGAGTTTCCTATGGCCGAGTTTGCATTCTCGTCCTATAGTGAATATCTCTCAGTTATTCAAGACATCACCTTCCTCGAACCCGGGGCCGAACAACCCGTGCGGGTTATTACGGTTCCTAAAACGCTAAAGACACCACGCATCATTGCGATTGAGCCTACTTGTATGCAATATACACAGCAGGCTCTCTTGCAGATGATGGTGAATGAAATTGAGAGAGATGACAACTCTCGCAACTTCATTCGGTTCATTGACCAAACTCCTAATCAGGAATTGGCCAAACTCGGATCTTCAGATCAGAGTCTTGCTACGCTAGATCTTAGCGAGGCAAGTGATCGTGTCTCTAATCAGCATGTACGTGCGCTTTTACGCTATCACAGCTCTTTATCGAGAGCTGTTGATGCGTGTAGATCACGGAAGGCTGATGTGCCTGGCTATGGCGTTAAACGCTTAGCCAAGTTCGCGTCTATGGGTTCAGCGCTTTGCTTTCCCTTTGAGGCTATGGTATTCACTACCGTAGTATTCCTCGGGATTGAAAAGGCGCTCAACCGTCCACTTACCGTAAAAGACTTTAAGTCCTTTTACGGAAGGGTACGCGTCTACGGAGACGATATAATCGTCCCTGTAGAGTACGTAAATTCTGTTGTCTCGGAACTCGAGGCCTATGGCTTTCGAGTTAACCGTAACAAGTCTTTCTGGACTGGTAAGTTCAGAGAGTCTTGTGGGAAAGAATACTTCGACGGACACGATGTATCCATTAGTCGTGTCCGTCAGGCTCTTCCCCGACAACGGGGCGACGTTCAGGAGATTGTCTCTACTGTTTCTCTCAGAAACCGCCTCTATGAGGCTGGTTATTGGAGATCAGCGAGGTACCTTGATTCCATCATAGAACGATTGATACCGTTCCCTAATGGACTCAGTACGTCTCCTGGGTTGGTGCGCAGATGTTCCCTTGGATACAAATCCGAAAGAGAGCATCCAACTCTCCACAAGCCCCTAGTCAGGGCTATGGTAGTTACACCCCGTAAGAGGAGAAGTCCTCTTGACGGGAGTGGCGCATTGATTAAGTGTCTACTTCCCGGAAGGTTGGAACCTTTCGATGTAGATCACCTAACGTACGCTGGACGTCCTGTCGCCGTCGACATCAAGCGCAGGTGGTCGCCTCCCTTCTAAGTGAGGGAGGTGCCGGCTTCGGCCGGGGAGAAGTAAGGATCGTTTCTTACTTCGAGAAGATGC